GATGGCTGGTGCTCTTCTGGTCTTAAAGCAAATGAGTAAACATTGATTCCAGTATCTGGGTTTCTGGTGTGATGTTGGTATGGCTGCACCAAATCAAAGTAGGTACCTTCACGCTCAGAGAAGCGATCTTGACCGTTAAGTTGAAGTTTGGCAGTGACAACTGGATTTTGTCCCCAGCAGTGCATGTTAAGTGCAGTCTCGGCAAGAACAAAGGCTCCGGCATCAGAGACTGAAGAGTCTCCAATTTGGGAAATTGGGAATGGGACAGAAAGTGCTGGGACAGAGCATACAGTACCGTCAGATAAGATTGAGCCCCATTGGGAGCCGGGTGTGATTTGACCATCGGCACCGGGGTCTTGGAAGAGACCACGCGATGTGATGAATGATCCATTGGCACCTCCAGTGTTAGCGTTGGTTAATTGGTCATATCCGGAAAAGGCACCGAAAGATGGAACAAGAGCATCGATGGCATCAGTGTAATTAAATGGTTGTGCACCAAGAGCACGATTCAAGTCACGGTCCTTAAGGAAGGATTGACAGTAATCGACATTTTTATCGGGTTGGACAACGAAGATAATCTCTTTACAAGGGTGATTGAAATTGAGTTTAACTTTATTGGAGGAAGATCCAACGGATTCATCGCCAGTGAATTGAAGTTGCTCAATCAAGTACTCGTGTGGGTTTTGTGCCATGCGTCGACGCTCATCGGTATCGAGGAAGACGTAATCAACATAAAGGGATGCTGCAACCAAAGACTTTTGGTATGCGGCACCGTCTTTGACAGAACCACCAAGTCCAATTGTGTTTCCAGTAACACCACCAGCTGTAAGGTCGGAAACAGCAAACAGGACTTCGTCTGAAGGACGAAGTTCAAGATTGATTTTAACTTCGTGGTATTGAAGAGCAATCAATGGCAAGGCAAGTCCAGGATTGCGGCAAAACCAGAATTGAAGTGGGATGTAAAGTGTAGTCTCTGGAAGAGCATTACGAGGGGCACATACTGCGGCTGGCACATCAGCTGCGGCACAGGCACTATCGACATCAGCGAAAGATGGATCGATCAAGTAGGTAAGTTGGGTAGTTTGTCCAACCATTTTGTTGTATCCTCGTTCTTGTTCAGCGGTAAGGGTAAGCTGATTCCAGATGTGCATCCAGTCACCGTATTGTCGGTCGATGCGTTGTCCTCCAATCTCAACTTCAACCATTGAGATAAGTTGCTCACCAGGGTAGTCCAACCATCGTGCGTAGGTTTTGTCGCAAGCAACAGCGGTTGTTCCACAACATCCTTCTTGGCCAATCTCTGGGAGAGTGACTTGAAGATAGGTGCGGTATGCAAGATCACCATTTCTGGAGATAGTGCATTGGACTCTGCGGCCGAAATCGGCTTGTCCGTTAAATGTTTGTTCAATAGATTCCATAGCAAAATTGGTGTGTCTGCGGTAAGTTACTTTCCAGAAAGTAATCTGTGGATTACCTGTAAGATAAACGTCTTGTGCGCCATAGGCAACGAGCTGCATTAATCCTCCTCCCATTTGTTATACTATTGCTAAAGATTTTAATTTATAAATTTTTTTTTTAATTAAATTAATTTGTGTTATGGTAAGGTACAAAAAAAATAATGTTAAGTTTAACATTATTTTTCATTTAAGATAATTACATTTGATTTATAATTTTGTTTATATCGAAATTATTTTCTAAGAATTTTTTTAAATAATCATCTAAAAAAACCTCTTTTTTGCCTTCGTGATTTTTTGTAAAAATATATATATTCTTTTTTTTATTTATTCTCCACCCTTCTTCTAAAGCATTGTAAAGAAATGCCATTTTATGTAATTTAATAGCATCAATTTGCAGAGTATTATTGATATCTTTGTCAATATCCATTAATTTTTGGAGAGAAAGATATTATTAAAATTTAACTCTTTGAAATTATTAATAATTAAATAAAAGAAATCAGTATACTATAATGCCAGCCTTTAAACCAAAAGCCAATAAGAAAATTTTGGTATCAAAGAATTCTAATGTTACCGTTGATAGTAAACACCAGGAGAAGATGATAGAGTTTAAAAAAAACGAAATTACAATAATACCTAAATTAAAGGAGGAACGAAAAAAATTCAAAAAGAAATTAAAAACTAAAGATCTATCTATTGATGAAATATTGGAATTAAAAGATAAAATTAGACATCATGCAAAACAAATTAACAAATATGAACAGGAGCGTAAAAATTATTTACTAGATAATTCCAAATATGTATTCGATTATTATGAAAAGAAAAAGGAACTGGCAGATGGAAATAACAGCAAAACAAAGATGTTGTTTTCATTTTTTAGTAAAACCAACGAAACAAAATCAAAAAAACAAGAAGTAAATAACACTCAAAAATATCTCAATAATATCGACGAGTCATTTTTGGACATCAATGATTATGTCCATCTACATGAAGTGTGTGATAAATGTAGTGGTGAATTAATTCCAGTAGAATCAGAAGGTGTAATGATTTGTAAGACCTGTTCTCATCAAATTAATTTTATAATTGAGCATGAAAAACCGTCATATAAAGAACCACCTAAAGAAGTGTGTTTTTATGCTTATAAGCGTATAAATCATTTTCGTGAGATATTGGCTCAATTTCAAGCAAAAGAGACTACTCAGATCCCTCCCGAGGTACTCAAAAATATAACATTGCAAATAAAGAAAGAGAGGATAACATTGGCACAAATGAGTAATAAAAAAGCAAAGGACATTTTAAAAAAATTAGGATACAACAAATATTATGAACATATCCCCTTTATTAAAGATAAATTAGGTATAAAACCACCAGTTATGAAACCTCAATTAGAAGAAACTTTATGTTGTCTTTTTATGGATATACAAAAGCCTTATGCTAAACATTGTCCAAATGATAGAGTTAATTTTTTAAACTATTATTATGTACTATATAAAATGTGTGAATTATTGGGCGAGACTCAATTCCTATCCTTTTTTCCAATGTTAAAGGATCCTGTAAAGCGTATTGAACAAGATGATATTTGGAAAAAAATTTGTAAAGAATTGCAATGGGAATTTATCCCAACAATATAATTGTTAAATTATACACAATATCCTTTTCGTCGATGGTCCGATATGTGTTGTCTTGTTGAAGTGTGTCCGCATTTTGGACATTCGACTATTTCCGTGCGGCGTTTTGCATTTTTTGCTCTGTAAGCAGCTTTAATATTTTTTCCACGCGCTGATTGTCTGTATATGGCTTCTCTATTTCTAGCTTCCTCTAAATTATTTCTTCTGTGGTTTCTACATCTTTCGGCATTAGAAATATTATTTATCTCCATTCGTCCATTTAATGTCCCCATTATTTCTATATACTCTTGTTCCAATTCTCTAGCTTCTTCTTTCGTATCTACAATACATATTGTTTTGTGTCCACTATTTATTTTTTTGTAAGCTTCTTCTTCAGCATATTTGCTTCTAATATATGTATAAAATTTACAATTGTAATGTCTTGATTTGGGTCTAAAACATCTGCATCGATGGTCTTTCAATCGCCGTTTTATACCATTCGTCGAACCAATGTAACAAAGTCCGTCAATATCAATAGCGTATATCTCAAATTTATTAGTCATATTATAGGAAATCTTTGCGGTTAATATTTAAATCAATTTAATATTAATCAATTAAGATGATGTGGTCTATTGGGGAAACCAACACTTAGCGTGGGAATCCAACTAGGTTCGCGCCCATACCGAATCCAGCACCACTTCTTGCTGAAACAGCCATACTTGGTACATAAGTGTCTAAAATGCTAAATGTTGCAGCAGCAGTCAAGGCAATAAGCATAACTTCATCCAAGTTCATGGAGCGTTTTGGAATTGCGTAGGCAGCAATTGCTACCATGATACCTTCAACCACGTATTTAACGATGCGTCTGACGAGTTCGCCAATGTCTAAAACTTGTCCTAATTGTCCGAGCATTTTATATAATTTGGCAAGAAAAAAAAATATATATAGTTAATAAAAAAACTTAAAATAAGATGAACAGGAATAAATTATAATGACAGATAAAAATACTTATGAAAGTCAATTTATGCCCAGTGGTTCAAATAATCCTAAATATGTTGATTTATTAGAAGAAGATAAGTCAATTGCCGGTCAAAAATTTTGCTGTGTGAGTTTTGTATCACCAGAAAATATTCTAAAAAAGAAAGAACTATTTTATTTTCAAGAATTCCTAAAACACTGGGATTTTACTAAATCAACACAAAAATTCACACAATTTCTAAACTATATGTCTCACAAATATAATTTGGATTTTGATAAAGTTATGGTCGATTTTCAAGAGTACACTAAATCAGAAAAAGACACATTGGTAAAAACAACTATTGACGACGACTACAAAAATTTCCTAGATGCTAAAGAAGATGATCTTGAACAAGATTTTAATGCTGAATTTAATTTCCAAACCAGCACTCGTGGAATTAAGATACGGGGAGCATACCCCACACAACAAGAGGCAGAGTTGAGATGCAGAATGCTCAGAGAAGTAGATCCAAACCACGATGTTTATGTAGGTCCTGTAGGTATGTGGATGCCTTGGAATCCAAATGCATATAAAACGGGTCGCGTCGAGTATTTGGAAGATGAATTAAATCAATTGATGAGTGAAAAGAATTTGAATGAGAAACAAGCAAAGGTTGCATTTGAAAAACGCGTTAAAGAATCGAAACGAGCTGCTATCGCCGAGAATGTTAAAATTGCACAGTCGAGTGGCAATAAATTAACACAAAACATCGATAGTGATGGTAATTTAATTGGGGTCGCTAACATGAATACCACAGAGTCTGGATTAAACGAAGAAGTATCTTCTGCAGATATAAGAAAAGAGTTATTTGAAGGTGCTAACATCAGAACACGCGAAACGGATAAAGCACAAGAAGAGCTACAAAAGAAAGAAGAACAACAAAAACAACAAAAACAACAAGATAAATTAGATATGGAAATTACTGAAAAGAAAGAAGATTAAATAATTTTATAAGTGGAATTAAATAATTTTATAAATTGAATTATAAAATTATATATTAATAATAATAAAGATGAATGTCACTACACAGAATTTTACTGCTAAGCTGCCACCAATGACAATAGCAAAACCCATTAATCATATAAATGTTGCATCTACTATCCCAGCAAAAAAGACAACAAAGACAACAAAGACAAAAAAGATTAAGAGATGTCAACTAGAGGGGTGTAAGAAAAAGTTATCAATTGCGGCTTTTGATTGTAGATGCGAAAAGAGATTTTGCAACTTACATACATCCGCAGAAAATCACGATTGTACATTTGACTATAAGAGCTTTCATAGAAAAAATCTAGTGGATAAGTTGGTTGGGGGAGTAGCAGATAAAGTAGGATATAGGGTATAATTACCAACGACTTTTCTTCACATTTATTCGTGGTCCTTTTCTTTGTGCTTTGGGGTCAAACATTTCCTCCTCATCGTCTGAACCTAGGTCTTTCGACATTTCCCAAAATTCTTTCGAACCCAATTTAAAATCCCGATGAGAATCTGCCTTATACCAAAATATTTGATCGTCCAATTTATTAGATTTAGCATTATTAGATATAACCAGGCATTCATAATTCTCAGTACACTGATCCATTACTTGGCAAAAACTTTCAAAGGTTGGGAACATACCGGCATAATTTTCATATATACGCTTTCTATTATTGATATAAGGTTCCCTAAGAATAAAAGTATAATCTATATTTGTTCTTAAATTAGGAGGAACTCCTAAAGGGTATTGCATTGTTATAACTAACATAATTTTCCAATGCCTTCCATTCATGAATAGAAGTCGCATTAATTTATCTCGAGCCCACGAATTATCATATAAACAGTCATCTAATATAACAAATGCACGACCATCTATATTGGATTTTCCATACGCGGCGACTTCTTTATTAATTTGTTTGATAACCATTTTTTGCCGTTTCAAAATGTTCTCAATAATAGCAGTATTATATTCATCATGGATAAATAATTTAGGAACCATTTTAGAATAAAATCCATTTCCAGCCTCTGTTCCTGAAATAACAGTTCCTATTGGGATATCTTGGTGATGATATAATAAATCTTTTACCAAGAAAGATTTTCCTGTATCTCGACGCCCTATTAAAACTATGACTGGTCCTTGAGTTTCACTCGACTTGTATTTGATATTTTTCATATCGAACTTTTTTAATTCCAAATTCATATTATTTTTTATTTACATTAAAAATAATATGAATTTACGCAATAAATAAGTTTAAAGCGAATATAATTTTTATCAATAAAAACTAATGTTTAACCTGTATTATAAAAAAAATGACAACGGTACTCTTTTTAATTCTCTGAAAGAGACAGGGGTTTATAATGTGCAAAATTATATCCCGCTTTACAAACAATTTTTTTCTCTTAAAGAATCAAATTACAAGAACCTTAACTTGAACCACAAATATCATATTACAAATGTTAAAAAAACAGATAAACGCAATGAATTTAATTGTGTTGTGGAAGCCGGTGAAAAAACCGAGAATAAACTATGTTTTTTTAAATTCTCTCCATTGTTGGATCCTGTAAAGTACATGGTAGGGAAATATAAAGATTTAGGAGAAACCAAGCGCATTACATTACCAGAACTGAATGAAAGTATATGCCATAAAAAGGTACTCGACCCAAATAATTCTGCATATGTTGATAGTTTCTTTTCTTATTTAACAAGTCAATTATATCACAATTGCTATTTCCCACACGGTTTAGATTTCTTTGGATCATTTCTTGGGATTCAGAAAGAATTTGCTTGTAATGTTGCAGATGATATAGATTATCTACACGAGTCAACCTATTTTCATAAGCATCAGGAAGATAAATTTAACATTGAGAACATCGAGATAGGAATGTTGGAAAATTTTGATACGAGAAATTATAAGAAAAAACTAAATATTGGTAGAAATGTCAGCAACAAAAGTGTAGATTCAGTTGATAACGAAGATTTTAAGGAGGTATTTCACTTATCAGATATTTCCAGCAATCCAACAATGCCAGACCTAGTGTTTGAATTTGATTTGCCACGCAATCAATCCAGAAGAACAGATTCAACCTGTTCTTCGCGATCTTCAAATACACACTCTGCATCCTCGGATAATGAAGAAAGTCTTTCTGTAGCTTCTGATGTAGAATATGAATCTATGCAAACATCTAGTCTTGATTCAGATATAGAAGTTAAAGGTTTGATATATGATTTTCCAACACAAATAATATGTTTAGAGTGCTTAGAGGGAACATTGGATTCATTATTAAATGAAGAAAATGAACTAAATAGCGAAGAATGGAGATCGTGTCTTTTTCAAATTATCATTATGTTAATTATTTATCAAAAAGTATTTCATTTCACGCATAATGATTTGCATACAAATAATATTATGTTTAAAAAAACAGAAAAGCAATTTTTATATTATAGGTACAATCAAACATATTACAAGATTCCAACATTTGGGAAAATCTTTAAAATAATCGATTTTGGAAGAGCAGTTTATAAGTATAAAGGACATACTATATGCAGCGACAGTTACCATTCAAAAGGAGATGCTGCAACCCAATACAATTGTGAACCGTATTTTAATTCCAAAAAACCAAGACTAGAACCAAATATGAGTTTTGATTTATGTAGATTAGCATGTTCATTATTTGATTATTTTATCGAAGACCCAAATGATATTAAGCCAATAGATCAAATGGCGAATTTAATGGTGGAATGGACAAAGGACGACAAAGGCCGTAATATATTATATAAGAATAATGGTGATGAAAGATATCCAGATTTTAAATTATACAAAATGATTGCAAGAACAGTTCATAAACATACACCCCAAGCTCAATTAAAAGGACCGTTTTTCAATAAATATATTATTTCCCGAAAAAAAATGAATAAAAAAACCAAATTTGTAGATGTGGATAAAATGCCAGATCTAAGTGAAAACAATGACACAAGTTGTTAAATTTTTAGAAAAATGAATTTTATCAGTAAAATTCATTTCTAATATCTCTTCGTTGTTCTTTTACCTCGTGTTCTTTTACCTCGCGTTCTTTTACCTCGCGTTCTTTTAC